CCATGGTTGAATCGGTGGTCGTCTTGGATCAGTTGAATGGCCCCATCATATTGGTAGGCTCGTGCTTGACCACGCATAACCCTAATCTTTCCCATTCAATCACTTCCTCTTGGCCATCTTGTGAGCTTCACGGACGGCTCGCTTGAACCCGCCTGCTTTCCACTTGCCGCTCTTGAGTTTGTATCGAGGAGCGATCTTGCGAAAGGCGGCCTTGTATCGGCGGTTGTATGCGGAGGCCTTGCGCTTTGCTTTCGTGGCCACCACGGGAGCTGCAGCTTCAACACGCTCGCCAACCTCTGTCCCTATGGACATGGCTAGCGAGGGAGACATTCCTCGATCAATCAGCAATTGACGCAAGATGTTGCAGGTGGCGCACAAATGAGCCACCTCATTGTTGGCTCAATGCGAGGGCCATGGCGGCACTTTGAGACATCTTCTCAACGGTGCATTCAAGCACAACCGTGACATACACATTCCCAGCGAAGCCAGCCGAGGCTTCTCCGCCTAGGTAGAGCGCCTCAACACCGACCAGGTATCCGTTGTTCCACATTTGAGGTAGAATGTCGAAGTCTTGAGAGACATAGGTAGGCAAGGCGCCTGCACCATCCACATGGATTCGTCCCGAAGCGATCACTGACTTGTCAGAAGGGAGAACGGTGTCGTCTTGGGAATTAGTGACAAGTTGGAATTGAGCGGCGGCTGGCCCTGTCACCGTGTTCGAAGTTCCAAAGGCATCGCTAAAGGTCACGGCGATGTTGTGGATTCTCACGATGCTGGATGAAAGGGCATCCACATAGGCCCCCATGTCAATGGCCCGCTCTGCATAGGTGGCCGTGTTTCCAATGTTTGTAGTTGCTCGGATGAAGAACGAATCTTTCGCCATACCTATCATGATAGGGTTTAGGTTTATTATTGTAATCTCGTCATAGACTTGGGGGCTGTCGTGGCTCTTGGTGGATAATGTCTCTTGGTCTGTCGTTTAGCCCTTCGTTGTGAAATCTCTAGGAATCATTATGAACGAATAGCCGCTGGCAAGGTCATGAACGGACGCAGATACGACAAAAACGCCGACCAACTAAGCCAGATTTTCAGCCATTTTCAGTTATTGACCACGAAAGACGCCCTCGCTGAAGAGATCGCTTCTCCAATGCGTCAAGAGATGCTTGAGATTCTTGAGCGGGCGTTGGTTCTGAACGATTTCATGGGCAAACTGCATGAGAAGGGGTTGGTTTGATGCGTGATTTTCCTTCGAAGGCAAATACATGGTGCAACCACTGCCAAGCATACGCCAAAATCACGGCTACTCAGCCATACCGTGACCGAACATGGCGCATTGAGATTCATTGCACGAACTACGAATGCGAAGAACAGGGCATTCTAACCGTCATCGAGGTGAAAGAATGAGCCGTCGTCGCACGGGAACGCGCTATGTCCCCATCACCATCTCGCTCAAGCCGTCCATGATCGACGAGATTGAAGCGAAACTCAACGCCAAGCAAAGCCGTTCTGAATGGATCGCTGGCGCCATCGAAGTGAAACTTGCTGAAACCGTCCTTACAACAGCAGAGGCGACTGATGTTCAACTCAAACTTGCACTTCATGCCCGAATATGTGGTTGCATGAAGACCGCGGATTGTCTCGTGATGAGGGATCTCCGCCGCATGAAGCGTGAAATTAGAGATACGGAATCATCGTGATAGCAAGTCTAACAGTTTCAAAGCCACCGACGAGGCCGAGAGTAAGAAACGACACGAGGACATTCAACCGGACGAGTCCTTCAAGGTTTGACTCCTTATCCTGGCGTCGCTCTTCTCGCTCCATGAGCCAGGTGGCGAACCGTTGAGTTCGGTTTGGTGCAGCTGCATTTTCAGTTTCGGTTTCAGTTGACATCTTGAGCTTCCTCCTGGACAATGGCGAGAACGGCTTGGTCGTCCGTCAAATCAATTTTTTCGAGTTCGATGTAGTAGTTGAAATAATTCGTGCCACTTGAGGTTAGGACCGAGCAAGCAAACCAAAGATCACGGACCACCACGTGCGTGGGGTCAATGAGTTCAAAGGTTTGATCGACAATCGAGTCTCCGACATGATTCGTTGATGCCCATGCGACTTGACGACGATCAGCCCAATTCCAAGCCACTTGAACACCAGGGCCAACTTGAAAGGCATCTTCGTGAGTTGCTAAAGCGGCGATTAAATCTCGTGAACTTGCGCCCGAATCAGCAGGAAATTCATACGAGACAACAAAGCGACGAATCTTGAAACCATGGTTGAATCGGTGGTCGTCTTGGATCAGTTGAATGGCCCCATCATATTGGTAGGCTCGTGCTTGACCACGCATAACCCTAATCTTTCCCATTCAATCACTTCCTCTTGGCCATCTTGTG